GCATAATGCCGACCGTCCTCCGGCCAGGGCAATACGCCTCTCAAGCGTTCGTCGGCGTCGAGATGCAGATACCAGTCGCCCTCCCCGCCAACCAGGTACGCCGTCCGCTTTTCGACCTGCGTCGGCCAGGGCTGCCCATCGGGACAGGGTATCCATTCCGCACCGTAGCACCAGGCAATGTCCCGCGTTGCGTCGGTGCTCCAGGGAGTCTGGTGTGGAAAGCGTGCGTAGGCTCCATCCACGACCACGATCCGGTCAACTTGCCCCTGCAGACTATCCAGACAGCCGGGCAGCATTTGCTCCTCGTTGAAGGCGATGACGACGCCGATGACATGTGGGCTGTGCTTGGCGGGCCATTTCCAGGCAATGAGACTGTCCTGGCGGTCCCACTGCATCACTGTCACCACGCGATAGCCTAACTTTCTCAGGTCTTCAGGATGGAGCGTCACCTGGTGCGCCTGGTGTGGGTTATCGTCAGCTTCTTGCGGGCACTCGCCCCAGGGGCAGCCCAACACAACCAGGTCAGATAGACATTCTAACCGGGCCAGCGTCGGCGACAGTTCATCCGCTGCGATGTGTTCTGGGCCGTGCCACCAAAAAGCGATGTCGTAGTGCGGGTGAGGCAGTCCGTCGGCTTCTACCTCCCGCACATCGCCCCAGATAGTATGTTGCACTGCTTCGTGGTTCTGGTAATGTTCCAGGTAGGGCAGCCAGATCTCGAACAATGTCAGCTCCCGGCCTGCTTCGGCCAACTCTGGACCGCATTGAAAACGTTTATCCGAAGCTCCGATATAGAGCAACGTGCCTGGCTGCCATAGCTCGGGTATATGTTGTTCTAGCGCTCTCCGACGCCGGGCGTGTTTGGTGTATATAGCGTTCATAAGCGCAGATCCGGCACGATGATGCGCGGCCCATTGTCGGGTCGCTGTTTCTCGGCCAATCCGGCCTTGACGATGTCAGCTTGCAGTGCTGCCCACTCGGCCAGCACCAGTACCTGGCCCATAGTGATATTAACAAACCGAAAGCCGGTGATGGTTGCCGAATCCTGGCCCGCAAACTCGACCACCACCTGACTCTTTTCCTGTCGCTGACTGTTGTTTTTGCTCACTCTGCCCCCTCTCAAGCGAACTCGCCGTTGCGATCATAGTTGACTTCCTCGACCGTCTCAACCTCGACGTGCAAACCGACGAACTGTGGTTGAGCATCGCGTGGTTGACCTTTTCTCCACAGAAACGTCGGCCCACTACCTGCTGAGGCCGTGGATCGCGATACTCCCGATGTACCGTTGAGCGTAGGATAGGCATTGAGATGATCGAGCACGCTTTGCCGCGTGTCACCGATGCTCGAGTAACTGTCAGGCACGTGTCGATCCCACAGCACGACGGAATGTGTCCAGATATAAGTCACCTGTGCCCAATCGCCCGGGCGACTGACCCGACAGCGGCCCGGGTAGATGATGACCACCGGTGGCGTGCCGGTGTTCAGAACGCGCGTATCGCCCAGCGTGACGTCTGCGTTTGCAAAACTGGCGTGGGCCTGAATCAGGGTCTGAATGGCAGCCTGGATCGTCGTATCGCTCACGTCACTCCTCGTCCCAGTCTATGACCACGTTGTCCATCATCTTGCGCTGGAAGACGGGTTCGATAGTGTCGCCCGCGTCGTCCTCAGTACGACACTCGAGGCCGTCGGTCATGTGGCGCGTACGTGTCGCACCCAGCGCCTCTATACCACTCGCGTGATCCTGAATAAAGAGCTCGGCATCGCGCATCAGGACCCGCGTTGGTGTGCCGTAACGCATTTCCTCGCCGCCTGCGACGAACGGCCCCGCGCCGTTGGCAAACTCGACCAGGTGCGTGACCTGCATGACGACAAAGTCATCGAGCATCAGCTTGGCATCGGCCTGAGTGACGGGGATGCCGAATCCTTCTTCGGCCAGCAACACATTAACAATGCCGCTAACACGGTCGATGAACTTCTCGACCTGCGCCAGCGTCGGCGTGGTAGTGGCATCAAAAGTGTTGCCCGTGGCCGTGGCATAGTGACCCGCCAGTGCCTCCACCTCTGCCACACTGCCGTAACTATTTGCTCCGATGGCCATTACACCGCCTCGTAAGTCACGGTCATGCAAACGTCGAGTGTGCCAGATCCAGAGACCTCCTCGACCCACATGACCAGGTCACCCGCGCCCGGCTTGCCGGTCGTTCCTCCGCCTGCACCCGCAGGCGAGGCCAGCCCTACATCGTTTTGCCAGTTGGCATTATCAGCCTGGGTGAGGTTGCTGGCGAACTTGGTCAGCGCGCCGCTTGTCACGTTGAGGTTAATGCCCTCGGGCACCGTGCCCCCTCGGGTGTAATCCTCGCTGGCGTGAAAGCGATCGGTACTGTCAGTTGGATTGCAGACGCTTTCCAGGTGGAAACAACGCACCCAGGTGATCGAGCCATCTGTGCCATCGTTCTCGGTGACTACACCCACCCAGATGTCGTACACGCCATCACCGGCCTTTTCGGCCATGACATCCAGGCCTAAGAGGTGGAGCTCGGTCGTTTTGCCATGCGGAAAATTAGTCGTGTCGCTCAGGTCCACCAGCACGTAGGCCGTGCTTTCCGCTACCGCTTCTGCCCCCAGCGTCACGGCGTAAGCCGGTCTAGGTCTTGTCATCAGCCTTCCTCCGCACTCGCTTTGGTTTTTCCGGTTCGGGCTCAGGCTCGGACTCAACGACCTCGACTGTCAGCAAGGGCGAGTTGAGAATTTCCTCGTTGACCTCGGCCTCGTTCAAGACCTCGACATTGGCCTTGCTAAAGTTCCGGCCCGACACCCGTACGTTGGACCAGCGGTAGTCCGGTTTGACAGTGATTCGATAATAAGTGTGCATCGTCCCCTCCTAGCTGTTGTTGCTGGTCGCCAGTTCAAGCCAGTCGGCGCCGTCCCACATCAGCATCAACGTGTCGTCATTGCCTAGTGCAATGTCACCACTAAGATGGGTATTAGCGCTATCTTTGATGGTGATAACATCGCTGGCGTTTTCGTTGACCAGGATAAGGATCTGACCGTTTAGCACTCCATCCGCGATGGCCGTGGTAGCGCTGGTCGTCACAGCCGATGCACTGGAAATGGGTTGATAGGATGCAGTTGGGGTGATGGTCGAATCGGAAGTAACGACTACTCCTGTCGACTCCCCATAGGCCCAAAACGCATTTGTCGCCCAGACAGTGTCGGTGGTGTTGTAGAGTCTCTCCCCGTTCTCACCCCGGATTTCGGCGTTGTTAATGGCTGCACTTGAAAAGTCCAGGCCATAGTCAAAACTGTCGGTCGTAGCGGAACTACCATAGTCACTGGTGACATAGATTGCGCTATCCGCGCCGCTGCCGCTGGTGCTGGAATTTCGCACTTGTAACACGTGCTCATTCGTTGGCTCGGTAGCCGCCTGGCGCATCAGCCGTAGATCGGCGGCCATCAACGTGGTCGTGACGGCCGCGTTGTTCTGCGTATTGGCAGTCAAAGCGACCATCAGGTCCGCAACGCCCGCGCTGGTATCCGACTTGGCGGAAAACGACCCGCCATAGACATTGTACGTACACCCATCTGGATTGTCCAGTTTAGCCTCAACATCTGCTCCACGTAGAGTGGTGCCGGCGGTTGTGGTAACGGCGTGGGAGTCAACGCGGATTTTCAGACCTGCATCGTCTAGGTCGCCACCGCCAGAGCCATAGCCTGTAGGCCGCTCCATACTGATATACAGCCCATAGGTTTTTGCACCGTTCTGTATGCCGGTCATTTCTCCGTCGATGGTCATAAAATAGTCGTAACCCGTGGTGGCATCCCTGCTCCCGGCGATTGTGGCATCGCCGGTGACAGTCACCGTATCGCCAGCTGCGTCACCCAGCGCAGTGTCACCTGTGACGGTAAAACTTCCCGTCACCGTGTCATCACCGGTACGACTCACTGCACCGCTGTTGATGGAAAAAACGGGCGTGGCTGCTTCCCGGATTTCAAAGCAATTGCCGACACCTGAACAATCCACCATCAGCGCTGGCGTGGCTGAGCCCACAGCCGTAGGTGCCGACAGGTGCAACATGTCAAACCGGGTCACACCCATTTCTTGATATTGCGTCCCTGTCTGAACGATGGCCAGCACAGCGATGAACAGCGCTGCCACGATCCCGATAGAGAGCCCCACCTTCCACTTGTTGCTCATGTGATTACTCCTGCTCCTTTTTCAATGAGTTTGAATTGCATCGCGTCGCGGTCGGCGGCCCGCCAGGCGCTTATCGCCAATCGCGTTTTGGCTACGCGTAACGCCTGCGTCACATCTAACCCGGCGTGCATAGCCAGGATGAGCCAATGCACGAGCAGATCGGTGCCCACCACCCGCCTGGCGGCAGCGATGTTGGGGCCATAACCTGCAACCACAGCTCTGGCTCCAGCCCGGTACAACTCGTTCACCATAGGGCTGTCCGCGCCGTAGCAGTTAGCCAAGACGACGACTGTTCCACTCAGACCATCGGGCTCAAGCGCGTCGAGGTGTTCTTTGTTCAGGGCCGGGATGAGTTTCTTTCGTTCATCCTCGCCAAACCAGACAGCGACATTTGGCCGACCATGCAGCCGAAAGTAAAGCAAGTCGTAGCCTTTCAGCTGCTCTGGCGCCAAAGTATCAGCCGTCCAGGGCGGTGAGGTCAGCGGTTCGACGCCTGTCGCCGCCCTGACCGCCTCCCGCGCTGGCGCGATACAATAAGCCAAGATGCGCATCACGTCCCCCTATGGCAACTAGGTATTGCCCTGATTCACGGTCCGCCAATCGCCGTAGTGTACCTCATAGCGAGCGAAAAACTTGAAGTAGTAACGCCCGCCATCCTCGGCTTTGGGGTCGAACCAGGCATCTTGTAGGGCGGGCTCCTCCCTCATGGCCAGGATGAGTGGCTTTATCGGCTCGCTAGAAGCGACCAAATGCCAAGCGGTTGTGTCGAATTTGGGTGTGGTGATGTAATCCAGCTCCCCTTGCCAGGGGTTTTGCTCCCTGTTCCCTGTGCCCCAGTCCAACCACTCGTTCTTACAGATCTGATGCGCCTCACGTCGGTTGCTGGGATGGCAGACTATCAAGTCGTAGACGTAGCCCGTCTCCTCGCCCTGGTCGTCTTTGAAGCCCTGGGTTGCCACCCAGACCGTCTCAAAGTTGTCACCGTTGAGTGAGAGGGCGTTCTCGTTATCCTGGGACGTCTGATAGTGAGCGCCCTTGTCTACGTGGTCCGAGTCGATAAAGTCCTGACCATCATAACAGGCGCCATAAGTCTGACCATCGCCTGCATTGAGCACGGTGAAACAGCGATCGTTCATGTGCTTGTCAAAGTTGCGTCCTGCCCCCTTGACCTTGCGCTCCAGCGAACCGGTCTGGTCATCTTTGACGGCATTGTAGGAAATCCAGACAACGATGGACCAGTCACTGGGCGTGACGGTTTTGTACTTTTCGATCATGTCCTGCGCTGTGTAGTGGTCTTTAGGCATCGGCGCAGCGCCTAGGTCGACCAGCTCGATGGACTTGGCCCCCATTTTGATGGGCATAGCGATCCGCTTCCAGTCGGCCTTGGCCGCCTTGAGAGCAGTCAAAAAACCGGTGCGGGCGCCGACGACCAGATGTTTTGGAACGTTTCCAGAAATCATGCTTCACTCCTAATGTGTCCTGATTGATATTGTGTCGGGTTCGCCTTAGGCTGCGGAGCAAACCTTGGGTGATTCAAGCCTCACGTAGGCGTAGCCATCCTTGACCCGGTGCAGCTTGCCGATCTGCGAATTGTCGGCGGCGGTGGCGCTGAGTGTCCCACTATCGCTCATATAGACCGTATCTCCCACATCGGCGTCGGTAAAAACACTCGACTTGAACCCAACAATGGTCGGCTCGACATAGACCTCAATCTCGTTGTCGATTTCGGTGTCGGTCGTAGCCACCGTCGCCCCCCCAGCGGCGATGCCGACGAAGATGTCTGTTGCAGCCACAGTTGTGGCGTCTACAAACCCGCGCGGATAGACAGTATCCTCGCTCTGGTCGATGATCATTGGCTGGCCCTTATAGACGGTCTGGGCGGAAGAGTTGTCGAGCACCCACTTTTCGGTATACACCTCCTGGTTCCAGAAGCGCAGAGGTGCATCTTTGGTCAGGTCTGCCATGTTCAATTCTCCTTGAACTTAACGCTTGATTACAACCGAGTGATTATTCCTTCTTCTCGAATTCATTCAGGTCGTACTGGTCCATGCTGCCCAACTCGTCTTTGTTGACCTCAAAGAACTCGGTCAGGTCATGGCCCTGTTCTTGCCAGGTGCGCGCCAGCTCTACATATACTGCCGGCAGCTTTTGCTTGCCGCCTTGGCCCTCACGACTCGAGCCGCGCTCCGAAAAGTCGACCACCTTGGCCTTGAGCATAGCCTGAATTTTCTGGAGATGTTCCTCATCCTCGATGACCTCCAGCAGTTCAACGATCTCCTCAGGCTTGGCAGCCAACCCAAAGTCGCTGCCGGTGACCTCTTCCGCGAACTCGCGCAGCTTGGTGCGTTTGGCCATTTTCTCGGCCATCTCGGCCTCGACCTCGACCCTGACCTGTTCGCGCAGTTCAGCCAAGGTCTGTTGTTCGTCAGCCATCTCTGTCAGAATCTCCTGCCGGAGCTGTTCTTTCAGTGCGGCCCTCTCTTCATCGGTCATTGTGTTACCTCCTGAGTTTTGATAAATGACGTCTTCAACCACCGTGTGTAGCCAGGCTTTGAGTGCCGCCTCTCGCGCCGCCTCCTCGGTGGCGTATTCCATACTTTCCCCAAAGGGGAAGCTCAGTACCTTTTCACCATCCGAAGAGTAGAGTACGATTTCATTGCCCTCTTTACGGATGTCGGCTTTCTCGACTTCCTCCGGAGGAGGGTTCTCTCCCTTGCCGAGGACGTCCATCACCTGGGTGACTCGGGCTACCAGCGTCTCGACCAACCCCGGCGCGGCTTGGAAACTGTAGACGCCTTCGCCCAGCTCGACCGGCTTGAGACCCTTGACAGCGGGAAAATTGACCAGGCTCACGCTCTTGATGAATTTTTCGGCCAGGTCAACCCAGGCACTCAGGTAACGATAGATGCGCTCATTGACCAGCCTGCGGCCCAGTTCGTTCCACTCAGGGATAGCTAATAGCTTTTCGCCGTCCCGCATCAGGCCGCGAATCCAACCGCCGGCCTCCCCTTTTTCGTGATTCACGTCGATTGGCACCTCTTGACCAGCAGTGCCGGCCTGGAAGTTGGCTACAATTGCGTCTAGGTCTTTCCCAGAGATTTCAACAACGTGCCCGTGGCGGTCCATAAATGTGCCCACTCGCAGCACCTCGATCGGCTTGCCGATCTGTGCCTCAGCAAAAAGAAAATCAGTCAGAGTCAGAACGTTCATCTTGCCTCCTTGGCCACTTCTTCTACAATGTTGCCTCCTGCCTGGAGCAACAGCGCAGCGATGGCCTGCTCGTTTTCCTCGATCACATCGTCTGTCGTCTTCCAACGATCGGCGTGCCAGGGCGCCTGCCGGTCCGGGTCTTGCACGTATGGTCCGTAGGGCACAGCGTTACCTACTCGTCCCCCCCAGACACTGTGACTGATCTCGTACACTTCTCGGACGGCCGTAGTCCATAGGCGGCCCAGCGTGCCGGTGCGCCGATAGGTCGCATCGCTGACCTGTGGCGGGTAGTCGGCGATGGCACCCTGCAGGAGTAAGAGCACCTTCTCCAGCACCTTCTCAATCTCGCCTTGGGCAATCTCGGGGAAACTTTGGAAGGCTTGCATCAGCTCCTCGTAACCCTCGATACGAACATTCTCCGGCACCGCTTACTCTCCCTGGGCCCGCAGTTCGGCGGCCACATCTGAGAACTTTTTGCCCGTGTATCTGCCTTTGGAGACGATGACGCCGTGCAGGGCCTTGTCACCCTTGACCGTACCCCAAGGCGTTCGCAGCGGCGCTTTGGAAACGAGTCTATCCCGCGCCGTCATCCAAACAACAACCCATTCGCCACTGGGCAGCAATTTTGGCACGATCCAACAACGACAATTGGGCCGTGTCGGTGGCGCAAACACGACGGAAGGCAAACCCGCTTGGGTGTAACTTTGCTGCGCGGCCTCGGAATACCCTCGAGTAACCTCGGTGGCGGCGATGAGCTCCGCTCGTTTTCGACCAAAGGTCGGCTCCAATGACCCCACCAGGTCCGATAACTTACCCCCTGTTTCGACCCAATTGGCCACAGCCTGACGGACGTTGGCCCGCGTGGTGTCGGTGACATTGGTGACCAACTTGCCCGCGTGCTTGCGCACCCATGTCAACGCTCTGGCGTTGGTCAGACTCCAATCAACATCCAGGCCGTATTTTTGCCTTGAATCCTCAGCCACCGCCTGGCCCATGATGTTGAGCATCTCAGTCAGGCGGGGCAGTATGGATTGGAGGAGCTGCTCCTCCTCTTCCTCCCAAAATCTGTCGTCGTCGTGTACACCCCCCTGCACCGCTCCTAACACCCGCCGCCTCTGCGCTTTGAGGGATGACTCAACCTCATCGGTCAGCGCATCGCCCATCTCGTTGCGCTCCTGGTCGAGGGCATCATCCTGCTCGGCGAACTCAGCCAGACTGCTCTCCTTTTCCTCGGATTCTGGCCTGGCGCGCTGCAGGTTGACGGTGGGCATCCCGCCGCGCTTGCGCAGCCACATTTCATCTTCAGGCGTCCAATGGAACAAGCCCGTCACCTGTTGCAGCCAGTTGCCTAACTGGCCGAGCGCGGGTTTTTCGACTTTGGTGTGGACCACCCTGGGCAGCCCCCCCGTCAGGCCGGGAAATGTGTTGTAGGCGAACAGCCGAGGCACGGCAAAGCGGTTGATGGGCGAGGCGATGCGGTCTAGCAGCGCATCCACGGTCATCAAAAAGAGGTTGCTTTTGTCCGTACCCAACGCCCAGCTTCCCGTCTGACCCGAGCCGAGGTCTATGAAATCGGCCAGCATCGTCTGATACATGATCAGGCGGTAATATTTGATGGTATTAAGGAGCGATTCAGCGCCACTGTTCTGTGCGCTTTCGAGCGAAAATTCGACCTTTTCCGGCACAGATACATATTGCTTTTCATCTACCGTCAATGCCTTGCCAACAGCCTCGACCTGTGCCTTATCGTCCCCATCTGGCCGCTCTTTGAATTTAAAGACAGGCAAACCGACGAATGACCGCTGCCAGCCAATACCATTGATGATCTGCAAGTTTTTGAGGTAGTACCAGGGCTCGTATAGACTCTCCAGCAGCGCTAATCCTTCGGGGTTGCCACCGTCCCGCTGGGCGACGAAATGCAGGCTCTTTTCGATGTCCAGCGTGATTTCCTCGTAATTCGGCGCCGGGCGCTGTACCAGTGCTTTCAGCCCGCCCGCGTCATCGAAATCCCAGCGGTGAAAGCTCGATTGCCGCCTCACGGCGAATTTGCGCCAGCCGACGCGGCCATCGTCATGCTGGCTGACATGCTTTCCCCGTCCTCCCCAACGTTGTTTGTAGCAGATCTCCTGCCAGGACCAGCCAAAGAGAACACAGGTCAGCGCGTCTTCAATCGACGCCTCGAACGGGTGGCTCATGTCATCCAGGCACGTCTGTAAAAACTCGGCCGCGTTCAAGTCTGCTTGCTCCTGTCCACCTGGTTCAACGTACCAGTCGGCCGTCCCGGCCAGGAGGACCAACGCGTTCCACAGCGAGCGAATGGTCGGATCACGGCGGCGCATTTCATCATATACGTCGTAAGCGGCGGGCCACTGCAACGTGGTCGTGTATGACTCGTTGACGATGCCGCTGTACGCCTGCAGCCCGCTCTTACCTTCCTCGTTCAGATTCACATTTGCCACTGCACTGCCTCTTCAAACGGATTCCACCGACTGGCCACATTGGGCGGTTGGGGAATATCATCCCAGTCCACGTAGCCGGGCAGCATCTGCCATGAGCCACTGACGCCATCTACCTGGTCGGCGGTGCCCAACGGAAAGGCTACACATTCACTAACAAAATCATCGTTCCACGGACCGCGTACCATGTAAACCAAGTCA